ATTTTATGAGAATAGAGTTCATTTAACCTGTACAGTTGGTGATGATGCTTTCTTATATGAGAGAATACTTCCTATTACAGAATATCCTATTGTTCCTATTCCTTATATGTATACAGGAACACCATATCCTATGAGTGCCGTAACTCCACTTATTGGCAAACAGCAAGAGATTAATAAAGCTCATCAGATTATGTTACATAATGCAAATTTAGCTTCTAATCTTAGATGGATGTATGAAGAAGGTTCTGTTCCAGAAGAAGAGTGGGAACAGTATTCATCTTCACCGGGAGCATTATTAAAGTATAGACAAGGATTTACTCCACCTACTCCAGTATTACCAGCTCCTATCAATAATGCTTTTTATACAATTACTCAAGAAGGCAAAGGCGATGCTGAGTATATAGCTGGTGTTCCTTCGTCTATGATGGGATTTACTCAAAACCAAACTGAAACTTATAGAGGATTACTTGCTAATGATGAATTTGGTACTCGTAGATTAAAGGCTTGGATGGGTAGTGTCGTTGAGCCAGCCTTAGAACATTTAGGCAGATGCTTTCAAATGATTGCTCAAAATCATTATTCAGTAGAGAAAGTATTTAGAATAGTACAACCTGAAGCTGGACAACAGCCTGATGAAGAAAAAGATGTAAGAATTAATATTCCTATTTATAATGATTATGGTAAAGCTATCTCAGTATATAAAGATTATGCATCTACAAGATTTGATATACGAATTATAGCTGGGGCTACAATGCCAATTAATAGATGGGCTTTATTAGAAGAATACTTTAGATGGTTCCAGTCTGGATTAATTGATGATATTGCTATGATAGCTGAAACTGATATTAGGAATAAGAAACAAATTATTGAAAGAAAATCAATGTACTCACAACTTCAAGGTCAAGTTTCATCAATGGAAGAAGCGATTAAAGATAAAGAAGGAACTATTGAAACATTAGAGCGTCAACTTGTACAAGCTGGTATTAAGATGAAAGTCGGAGATGCTGCTAATGAAGTTAGAAAAGATGTTTTAGAGACAGAGGCTCAACAAAAACTTCTAAGAGGTATGTTGAAAGCTGAGTTTGATAGGGTGAAAAAAGATATGAAAGATATGGTTAAATCTCAACCAACTGAAGAAGCAGAGGAAGTAGAAACTGAATAGTGGCTTGGACTAAAAAAAGCTATCCTAAGATGGCTAGAGGTGGTAGTAAGAATGGTAGATGGATAGATGGAAGTAGTCAAACACACTATCGAAATAAAATTAATGCTAAGTCTGGTCAAGTTGTTCACCATTCAGATGGTAATAAAAAGAACAATAGTAGGTCTAATCTTAGACTTATTAGCAAGTCTCAGCATAATAAAGACCATCCTGAAAAAGGTGGTAACAGAAAATGCAAAAGTGGCTACGTTTGGAGTAGTAAAATTAAATCATGTGTAGGTATAAAAAACTAGTTGTTTTTATATTTGTTTTTGCATTAACTTAACGAAACCAATAAAAGGATAAAATATGGCACAAGAACAAGTAGGCAACGCTTCTATAGAAGAAGCCCCCGAAAGTGATTACCAAGCCCTAGATGACATTGAATCTGGAGATTTCTTTGAATCTTTAGATACAAGTGTCAATTCAGGGATAATAGATAGCGAATATTCGCAGTCAACCTCGCAAGATTTAGGCGATAATACGCCGGCGAGCCCTAGCGGAGTTCAAGAGCAAGGCGAAGATGCTTTGCAAAAAAGGTATAGTGATTCAAGCCGTGAAGCTAAACGTCTTAATGGCAAGCTAAATGAACTTGAACCATATATGCCGATACTCGATGCAATGAGAGAAGACCCCAATTTGATTCAGCATGTGCGGAATTATTTTGAGGGTGGTGGTCAAGCACCAGAAAGTATGGCTCAAAATATGGAGCTTCCTGAAGATTTTCAATTTGACCCAGATGACGCTTTTACCGACCCTAAGTCGGATTCAGCGAAAATATTTGGGGCTACGGTTGATGGTATTGTCAAAAGACGACTTAACAATGAGTTAGGAAAACAGAAGACAGAAAACCAAAGACTCGCACGAGAGACTGCATTTAGACAAAAGGTTGATATGACTGAAGACGAATGGTCTACTTTTGTCGAATTCGCTAAGAATAAATCTCTAGAATTGGATGATATATATTATCTTATGAGGAGAAAAGAACGTGAATCTAATATTGCTGATAACGCAAGACAGCAAGTTGCTACTCAGATGAAAAGAGTACAAGAGCAACCACGTTCATTAGCAACAGCAGGTAGTGTGGAAGTTGAAACATCTCAAGATGACCAAGTATTTGACGCCTTACTCGGTATTGACCAAAAACTGGATAATGCGTTTAGCTAATAGCTGATTTTTTTCGGCCATTTAGCAGACGCTTAATGTTAAATAGGAGATAAGGTAAAATGGCTGATTTATTTACACTCGACGCCGTTGCTGATGTCGCTGGTGGTAGTGCTGGGTCCCGATTAGGGACTAGTCTAGATACTGGTGTTCTTCGCAGACGGTACGATTTTGGTAGTAGGGTATCTGAGCTAGCAATAGCACAAGACCCCTTCTTCCGTTTCGTATCTAAGCTTGCGAAAAAAGCAACTGACGACCCGGAGTTTAAGTTCACAGAACGAAGACCCTCTTTCCACAAACGATATGCATATGCTACTGCTTTTAGTAATGATGGTGGTACATGGGTAGAAGATCAATCTGCCGGTGCTACGACTCAATACGATAAGTATGAGACAGCAGCAAATACCGTTTACGTTAAACTAGCTACAGACTATACAAAATCTGGCAATCGTCAGAATGTTTTTGGTCAAAGTGGTCAAGAAATCGTAATTGGTGCTGATGGTACACAACCTCAGTTTTACATACCTGGCCAGATGTTGAAAATTAATTTTTCTGATTCTGCTGCCGGTGCTGTAAAGTCATATGCTATTGTAAAGGTTAACTCAGTTACTTTGCAAGATGAGAGTACAAATCCTCCTACAGCTCACGCCCAAGGCGAAGCTGCTATTGTCAATGGAACAGTTGTAAAAACAAAAGATGCTGGTGATGATTACTATGCAGGCCCACTTGGTGTAGATGCACCGGTTGGTGATAGTACTTATAGCACATCTATTGCTGGAACAACTTCTTCTAATGGTCTAGAGCAGTCTAGAGTTTATGTAGTTGGTAACTCTCACTCACAAGGTTCTGGTTATCCTGAAACATGGAAAGACCAGCCTTTCTCGACAGCATATGGGCGTACCCAGATTTTCAAAACAGCTATGGCAATGGATAACACGACTCGTGCTACCGTGCTAAAGTATGAACCGAATGAATGGGCTCGTATCTGGCGTGAAAAGCTAATCGAACATAAATGGGATATCGAACAAGCTATCCTGTTTGGTTCACAATACGATTCAGGTAATGAATGGTATACACAAGGCGCTGTTGATTTCATTTCAAGTTTCGGAAATGTGTTTAGTTTGACCCATGCGTCAAAAACACAAGATGATTTCTTAGATGATTTGAGCAACTTCTTAGACCCACGTTACAATAATGCTAACGCAACATTGTTCTTCGTGGATACGCAGACATACAATTGGCTGCATAAACTAAGTGGTTACTTCTCAAATAATCTTGAGGTTTCACCTAACTTCCGTGCTGATATGGCATTGATGGGCAAAAAGAAGGTATTTGGGGCTGATATTACAACGATTAGTACTCCTTTTGGAGATATGAACGTAACTCGTAATATTCACCTAGATGGTTCACCTATTAAGATTCTAGCTGTTAACATGAAGTATGTCGCTTACAGACCATTGGTCGGTAATGGACTTAATCGTGATACAGCAATCTATGTTGGTGTACAAACCTTAGAGAATAGTGGTGTTGACCGTAGAGTTGACTTAATTCAAACCGAAGCCGGTATGGAGTTTCAGATGCCTGAAGCTCATGCATATTGGACTTAAACGAAGGAGATTGAATTATGGCAAATCCGATGTACGGACAAAACAAATCTGATACTAAATTAGATGTCTTAAAAAGTGTAGGCGACGGAGATTTCTCTGATGCTAAATTTTTAGGCAGATATTTAGACTACATGGCTGGTTAT